GTTCTAATTGTAGCCAAAGATGTTGGCTCTGGTGTTGTTCCACCAGGAAGAGATAAAAAAGCACTACTTGCAGTTAACGTTGAATATTGATGCGATTTAAAAGCATCTAAATCAACATCGCGTAAAATTCTATTTTCCGCGTGTTCAATAAAATCATCTGTAATAGTAGAAGACAGCACGTCCGTGCTTACTTCTGTGTAATTTAAAATCTGTGTTGTTAATTGTGCGTATGTAACGGCCATTATGATGTACTCACTGTTACTTGTCCAATCATAGGAACAACTGTCGGTGATTTTCTCACTTGTGGTTGCATTGTATCATTGTGATCAAAAAATCCAGGACCACCTACATATACGGACATAGGTTCACTTCTAGCTGGTCTTGCATTTTTTAAACTTTCTGCGTCCGCAGCATGTTTACTTGGCTCATCCTGAGGGTGTCTTGTTTCAAATTCTGATTTATGAACTAAAGATCCATTCCATTCCTTAATCATTTCATTATAAGGAAATTCCAATCCACTTCGATCAGAAATTGCTTTTGCGTATTTACCTTTAGCGTGTGCCATTAAATAACTCCTCTTTCAGGTATTGCATAAAAACTAGAACGTGGTCTATCTTCTTCTGAAGCACGTTGCCATTCTTCATCATAAATTTGTTTTAGCATTGGTGTTCTATCTGGTGCTTTTTTAATTGATGTGTAATAAGCCATTCCTGCTGTTAAGCATGGAAGAAAACGAGTTGGAATATCCAATTCATCTTCATAATCACCAGCGTCTTGAATTTTTGTTAAACCCCAATATTTAAACGTATCCGCTGCATCGGGCGTTGGATACAAATATAAAGTTGGAGTTGATTGTCCTCTTAATAAATAATATTGTGTGGGAGTTGCTTCCGTTGATTTTTTAGAAATGTTTAAATATTCAGCACGACTAATTCTATCCACTTCAATGTCGACTGTTGTATCGGAAGCTTTGTAAACAACAGCTTCTAAAATATCGATAAGATCAGAATCAAGCGTATAGCTTGTTGTGCTTGCTGTTAATGTTTGTGTACGTAGTTCAACCGTCCATAGGTTAATACCTCTGTTAGCCCATTCGGCTAACAAGAGATTTAAAGACCTTCTTGCTGATTTTAAGTCATATCCAGATCGAGCATGTAGCCCGCATCTTTCAAAAGCTTCTTGGATGACTTCATCAACATCTAGGTTAAACGAATTAGTACCTGAAGTTGCCATTTAAAGTCTCCCTATTTTTTCTTACCCTTTTTTACGGAGCCACCTGTATTATATTTTTTTACAGTGCCTCCTTTTTTATATTTTAATTTTTTCTTGGGTCTTCCAACTTTACTTCCGTATGTCCCCGGTCCGTATGGCATAAATATCTCCTTTAACTATTAATAAGATTTTCTTAATTGCATTACAATAGTATAATGATCATGATTTGTATGACCATGTGTTGTTAAATCAATATCACCATTAGCTCCAGATGCTTCAGTGTTTTTAAGACCACCAAAAGATCTAAAGTCCATATGACCATTAACGTTTCCGGCTGCTGCGCTTCCTCCTAAAACTGCTGCAACAACATTTGAAGTTGCATTCCATTCTAGTGCTACACGCATACCACCAATATCATACCAAATTTGTTCGATAGTAGCTCTAGAAGGAGTTAACCCTGTATTGCTTGCTGCTAAAGCAGAAATATCTACTTTTGCAACTGAACTTTCTCCAGTACCATCTGATATGTTTGTGAATTTTACGACAGCGATTCTATCGCCATCTGATAAAGTTTGACTTGTTACGGCATCTGCCATTTTTACCTCCTATTGGAGAGAGGGGACTTTCGTCCCCGCTCCATTAAAGTTTTTTATCTCTCCTGTGCAGCATAAATATAATCTAGTGTCATAGTTTTTGCCGCCGCAGCACCATTTTGTAACGCAAAAGAAACTGCAAGTTCCTCGTCTGTACACAAATTGGTCATTGTAGTTTGTGTTCCTTTGTGAGTACCATCAACGTAATATTTAATACCGTTAGTAGTATCTCCATCAAAGTACCATCCTAATGTAACGAATGTATCATCAGATTGTGTTGCAATTCCTGATGCTTCTGTTGCAGAACCATTTAGCTCAAGAGCAAAATCGATGCTTGCATCGCCATCATCTTTTTTGAAATACACACCATCTGACACTGCGTCAATAAGAGTAGTATCAGTAATACATAATCCGATAATCCAATCAGATTGAGTTGCATCACTTACTTTAAATCTAGTTTTAAACCAAGATTTTTTTCCTGATGCAAATTTAAAAGATTCAACAGCAAGTTGAAACTCGTCAGAATCATTATCAGCATCATCGTTTGTAATTAATAAAGCTCCTCCAGCAACGTTAGTTAATGCTTCAGAAGCATTTCCTGTACCGCCTTCGGTAGTTGTAATAGTCCAATCGCCAGCTACATATGTAGTAAAATCATTAAAATATACGTGAGCTTGAGTTGGATCTGGTAGTATTAAGCGTTCGAGTTCAGTGCCTCTATCCGCAGTTGAAATTCCATTTGGAAAATTTGTAGTCATTTGAACAGCCCTCCTTTAAGGCCAGTGGTAAACCACCATCCAAAATTAAATATAATAATGGGGCGGACAAGCCGCCCCATGGTAATCAATTAAGCACCTGGTGATCCGAAGATACCTCTCCAGTCAGACCAGCCGAAGCTGTATCTTTCTCGAGCTTTGTATCTAACGTTACCAGTCTCAAAGTCACCTTCCATTTTAGTGGAAACAGGTGTTCTTTGGAAATGCTTCATGCCGTTAGGAGCATCAGTTTTGATAAACCAAGCATCAGTATCAGTTAAGTAATTATTAACTACATACCCTTGTGGTATCATTCCCATGCTTCTGCTAGCATTGATATCATTTTCAGCAGTACTGGTTCTCAATTGCGACTTTAACAGTCTCTCAGCAGTAAATTGAAGATTAACTGGAATAATCATTTTCATACCGTTAAGAGCAACTTTCATTCCTCTATCATCAGTAATTCCAGCAATATCAATTAGAGCTTGCTCAAGAGAAGTCTCGTTAAGGTCCGCAGCAGTTGTTAGCTCATTCTTAACGTCGCCGCCAGTTGTTGAGTGATCAGTAGCGCAAAGCTCCTTATCATCACCACCTGTATAAGAACTGTTGAATGCTCTGTTAAGAACATTAGCAGCTTTTATTTGTTTAGCGTTCATCATAGAACGTGCTAGTGCTTTAGTGTAACGAGAACTGATTTTGTCGTAAAGGTTATCCTCTACTGCTTCTTCAGTGATTGAAAAAGCTAATGCTAGAGTTTCGTGAGTGTATCTCGCAGTGAAACTTTCAGTCGCTTCGTCATAACTGACGCCTTGACCTTCTGGTTTTACTTGAGCATTCCCGAAACCTGATAGCATTACTTCTTCTTCGAAAGCACGATCAGAATTTTCAGTATCGAAAATTTGTGCGTGCTGATTGTCGTAGCGGTCGTACTCCAAACCAAACAGAGCGTTAAGGCCCGGCTCGAGTTCTTTGACCAGTTGTGATCTAGAAATTGCCATTTATATCTCCTTAACCTAATGTTGCTGCTAGTAGGAAAGAGTGCTCGCCAACGTTTGGTACTACGTACGCATTACAGTTAGCAGCAGTAGTGTCGCTATTATCTGGATCTGTTGAGATACCAATTTGAACCCAGTTACCAGTTGTAGTAACTTCAGAAGTGTCTAACTCAGTTTTAGACATTCCAGTAGCTGTGCTACCAGTAAGTCCAACTGCGTCGAAACCGCCCCAGTTCATTGCTGCTGTTCCAGTTCCATCATGTTGAACCTCAAATACAATATGAGGGTCATCCCATATATAAGCTTTAATATCTGTAGCATTAGTGCTAGCAGGATAGTATTTGCTAAATGTGGGTTTTGATGTAGTTGGATCAGTATAAAAGCAACCACTAAATACTCCCGCAATTAAACCAACTGTTCCAGATGTGTCAGTAGCACGTTCAATGCCACCAGCAGTCACTGCAAGAACTGGTTGACCACGGAAAATGTTTTGTCCGTAGTTTGCTGCGATAGAGTATTCTCTTGTACGAATTAATCCGCCAGATAAGTGCCCCACGGGTCTGAACCCGAAAGCTGCATCTTTATTTGCCATTGGAAAAATCCTCCGTTTATAAGTTTTTTAATTCGATGGAGAAATAGCTAAAAAATTAGTTCTTCCGATTACCACCGAAGGTTACACGACTTTGCCTCTCAGGTTTACTGATTGGCATACTGGGATGTTGTTCCTTTAATAGATCGTTCTCTACTGCGTCGTCTCTTTCTTGCGATTTTTGTGCAAAATAAGACATACGTTCTTCCACGATTTCTTCCGGAATCTTAGCCAGTACTAATCCCCCCACTCCAATAACGCCTTGATATTTACCTTCCTGTATCGTTGGATACTGACTGTCGGAATCAGCTCTTACAAGCTCAAATCCTTCCCTCATTCTAGCAGACATGTTTTTATTGTCTGTTTCGCCTAAGGTCTCAGCACGTATCCACCTATATTTGTACCCATCGGGTGCAGGTGGCGCGTCTAGAGATGACGGTGGTGCCCATGGTTTCCTTCGAGTCGTTTTGTCTCTAGAAAGGGCAGCGCGTGGAGTCTTCTTTTCATCAATTTTATTCATATGCCTACTCCTTCACGTATTTCGCATATTCTTCAAGTGGCACACCAAGTTTTTTAGCTATTGCTACTTGTGACGGTGTGAGTCTCACGGTGTTGCGTCCAGTTCTTGTTGTTCTGTTAGCAGAAGCAACAGTCTGAACGGGTTTGTTACTTCCTTGAACATCCCCTCCATCGTTAAATTTATGGGGAAACTCAGTACGAATGCGTTTGTCAATTTCTTCGTAGTATTCATTACTTGTAGGGTTGAATCCCTCTTCCTCCACAAGTTTCTTGTGAATACCAAATGAAGCATATGTCATCGCTTCGTCTTTCCCAAACCATTCGTTCTTTTCAGCCCATTTTTCGGCCTTCGGATCGGGTTTAGGCGGTTGAACCTTACTTTGTACAGGTTGGTCACCTATTTGTCCAGTGTTTTTTAACGATTCTTCATATTTTTTTCGTTGCTCTTCAGTAGCTTTAATACGCTCTTCTTCAATAG